GCACCAGCAGCGCGGCTTGAAGGCGTGACGGTCAACGCGCTGCCGGATTTCAAGCCGTGGATGAGGTGGATTTCTTGCAATTCCGGCACGGCAAATGCGGTCAGTACGCTTGGGTCGAAATCAACTGAAGCAATTACCCCCGGCTGAAACTCGTGAACGTCTGCGGCGGCATGATTGGACCCTGTGAGCTGAAGCGTGTTATTTGAATTAAGAGAGCGCACAATCCGCCCGCCATAGGTTCCGCTCGTTGTGTGCCCGCTCGTGGCTTCGTCCCAGACAGCATCCGCAATGCCTGCGGTGGTCGCGGTCGAGAGATCGTTTACCAAAATTTCAGCGGAGCCATTCCACGCGATAAGTCCGCTCGAAAGCGGTGTGACGCCGGACTGGTAGAAAACAACCTGATACGTGCCCGCCGTGATAGTCGGCATGTTCGCGGAATAAAACCTTGAGCTGCCAACTTCCGCGCATGTTATCACGGAGCCGACTGTTGCGCCGGTCTGGAAGAGTTGCGCGGTGATCGTAAGCCCACTGGTTGCCTGTGCTGTGTTAAGTTCGTTCGCCATATTTTTAAGAAAGTTCGGACATTGATGCAATGACTGCCGCGTCAAAGGTCACTGGTGGCATTGGCCAATCGTTTCGTGGGCTTTGATCTTGCGCGAAAATTGCAAGCACGCCTTGCAAATAGGCTTCCAGCGCGTCGAGTTCCGCGCAGGATTTGTTTGCTGCCGTCAGGTTGATGCGAAGGTATATGAGAGTCGGCTGGTAGTCGCTGCCAAGTCCCACGCTTTGCAGGTGTTCGATGGCGGTTACGCTTGGCCGAAATACTGAAATGTAATTTACAACCGCCTCCTCCACTTCCGCGCTTGTTGCAGTCGCGGGTAATACCAACGGCTGACGACTTGGGTCGTAATCGTCCGTGACGATAATCGCGATTGGTGAGTATGAGAGGGCCATTACAGTAAAGCTGAAATTTGCAGGAAAACTAAGCCGCCGCGAGGCGCGCCAGTTTGAATTGTTGTTCCGCCTGCTGCCAAAGTCGGCCATGTTCCGAATGTCTGTACCACCGATCTCCACCCTCCGGAACTTGTACCGCCTACTGATATATTCGCCAGCGTTGTCGAGCCGAGAGCGTATGCGGCTGCGAGTTGCGATGAACCCGTCAAGTGCTGCATGGTTATTGCTGCATTTGAGTTTACCGCCATCCAGTAGGTCGTCTTTTCAGCCAAGTTGAAATCCGTTATGTTGTCGGAAATTGTTGTGGCCGTCACGCCGCTCAGACTGACTGTGCTTGCAAGGGGTGCGCCATCAGGTTCTCCAGCAGCGGATGCGTAAATTGCTAATTGAACGGACGATGCGGCCACGCCAGTAGTCACACGCGCGCCAAGTTCGCCGACTGTGATAGCCCGCTGAACTGTAAAGGGGTACAAATAAATTGTATTAGCAACCATCGCTGCGCCTGCGCCAATGGTTCCATAATGGGGACAAATCCAAAAGGTGCTTGCATATAGGTTGTTTGCTGCTCCACCTGATGGTGCGGCCCATGTTCCGTCTGCGCGTAGGAAGTTTGATGTTCCGCCAGCGGATGCTGGGGCGAGTCCTTTTAAACTTGACGTGAACGTGTCAAGCAATGCGGTTGATTGCGTGCCGGTAAGGTCTTCGACAGCCCCTGTTCCAGCCGTTGTCCGGCCTTTGAATCTTGCAGTGGCGACGTCTGCGAGTTTCGCATTCGTTACGACTCCGTTGTCGATTGTCCAAGTTGCGCCAGATGCAGAGACCGTGATGTCACCTTTGTCTCCGTCTGAAATCCCGCCGCCGGTGGATGGTTGCTGGATGTTTGCGCCAATCATGCGAGTAAGATCAAAGCGTTTTTCTCGGTGGGTTCGGGGAATTTAATTTCAAACGACCCGTCGAAAACCGAACGGTCCGCGCCGAAATTCAACGCGCAAATCACAGAGTTGTTTTTCGATGCGTTGTAAATGATAGCACCGTGCGCAGTGAAGGATGCGCGGTCGATTTTCAGATCGTTGAATGTCACGAACGCGCTGCGACCTGCCATGCCGTTCTTGAAGCCTGTCAAGACGTATCCGCCGCGATCGTAGCCCGGCCCGCTGACTTCGCCGGCTTCGGTGTAATGCGCGAGTTCCGGCCCGATCGTCGCGCGGCTTGTATAGAGCGCGATCTTGTAGGTGTCGGTCGATTGGTGGATGCCGAGCAAAAATGCTTGCTTGGCTGAGAGTGCGATTCCTTGTGCGATCATTTTGTTTTGAGTTGTGCGTAGCAGACTGCCGCGCGTTCGGTTGTATCTGGAAATTCTGCGATCATGGTGTCATCCGCCATACAGCGGGCGACGAAGTCCTTTTCAGACTCGCCCCCCGTAGGGGACGGAATGACAAACTCGGTCGGGCTTGGAAGCGATAGGCTGGCAACCCGCCCGTGTGCGTCGCGTTGGAATTTCATGTTGAGACCTTTTTTGGCTGCATCCTTTGCGGAGATTCGGCGCGCCTTCGCCGCTGCCCACGTCTGGCCTGCGTCGCCGCCCCACAATGCCCAGGCAATGCGGCCTGCGGATGGGAATCCCTCTTCGCCTGGTTGAAACCCCTGCCCTTTTTTATCAACTTCGTGCCGTGAAAAATAGCTGTGCATCCGCTTGACGGTATCTTCGGAAAGATTTTCGCCGTTTGAGATGTCGCGAGCGCGGGCGACTCCGACATTCGTCCCGCCGCGATTGTATTTCGCGCGCCACTCCAATCCCTTCTTGGCTTCGGCGATCATGCCAGAGGTCGGCTTGTTTTTGCCGTCCTCGAATTGCGAGGCTGCGGCCTGTTGCGGTGCGGGTGTAGGCGCTGGCTCTGCGTTCGTGATCTGGTTCGCGCTGGCTTCGTCCATACCAAAAACCGTTCGAAGAATGATGCCAACCTGTTCGGGCGAAAGTTCGCCGCGTCCCAGTGATGCGAGGATTCCCGAAAGCGCATCCGTGCCACCGATGCCGATCGTTTCGATGAGCGGAGCAACCTCGCCAATCTCAGGCGTAATGTCGATTGCTGACTCAGACACCGAATCGGAAATCCGGCTGGCTTGGATTTCAAATTCCTGCCCGAGTTCTTTAATCATGCTGGCCTCCTTTGCCCTTGCGCGAAGTGCTTCTTCGTAGTCCTCGCCAGCGTCTGAGTAAATCTGACCTGCTGTCTTGAGTCCCGCCTTCCAAAGCGCGATGTCGGCAGTCGCTTCGCGTCCGTAATCGATGCTGACCTTTGCGGGCCAGCACCAGCGTCCGTCAAGCAAAAATTCCGAATCGTCAATCTCCCCGCGCGCGGCGGCGTCGAGAAGGACGATGTTCTTGATCCGGTTGAGGAATTGTGATTCCAGAAGCCCGCGCCACCGCGCAAAGGTACGTTCTGCCATAGCTGCCTCCATGCGGGCCATCGGACCGCTCTTGTCTGCGTCGAACGCGAAGCCGTAGGGCAGCCCGACGCTCATGCAAATGTGAGATTGCACGAGCCGGATGAACTCGCCAAACGCTCCGCCTGGGCGCTCGCTTTGGAACATTTCCATCTTCTCGCCGGGGGAAAGATAATTGATTGCGCCGGGGTCGATATTCGACAGCTTCTCAGTTTGCCCGTTGTCATTCCGTGAGCTGGTCGCGAAGTAGTCGGATGCGTCTGCCGATCCGTTCTCGGTGGTGATGACGCCGGTTTGATAGCTGGCATACTTGATTGCTTGAATCTCAGCCTTCAGCGCCTCTTGCAAGTCCCGCGCGGCGTTCAGCGCCGTGGCGAATGCGGACCGCCCGCGATATTCGTCCAGTCGCGTGGCGTCGAATAGATGGATAAACTCCGCTGCGTCAATGTCGGTCGAATCGATGTATTGGTTGTTAATCGTGCGGACGTATATCTGGTATTTCTCAGGCCTACCGTATTCGTCCAGCATGATTCCGCCAATGTATTTGTCGGAGTCGATCAGACGGTTGTAGGGCGAGCCGATGCGGTCGGCTTCCACGCTCTGCAAGCGGAGTTCGCCGGCTTCGCGGACGATAACAAACCCGCAGTCGCCATCGCGAAGGATGGCCATAACGGCGAGCTGAAGCAGGGTGGTGAAATCATGCCTGCGTAGGAAATCGCACTTACTGCACCAGTCGGCCCAGTATCGCTCAACCTGTGCGTCGAGGTCTTTGTTTCCGGTGCGGGCTTGGTAGGAGAGACGGCCCGAGACGTAGGTTGCAAATTTCAGTAGTAATGAGCGAACCGGTGGGAAGTTATCGGCAAGATCGCGCGCGGCTCGAATGAGCTTGTAACGCTCAAATGTGCCGCTCGTGTCCTCGCCTCCGGCGATGTTGCGCGAGATTCCGCGCTTGCTGGATTCGAGCGCCGCGTCGAACCGTCCAAAATTTCGCAGTCGGTCTTGCGCAATCATGCGAGCCATTGCGGCCTTCGGTGCGACAACTGCCAAGGCGCGAGTAAAAAAGTCTTGCTTCATATACTAAGGGCGCTGTGTCGAAAAGGCTGTGACGGTACGCTTCACCCTCGAACCACTTGCATATTCTATTGCAGATT